TACTTCTTGAATAGTGCGTTCAATCAACTTAATTTAAGTGGAACCAGTATGGCTAGCCCACAGATTACAGGCTTGTCAGCATTGCTAGCAGAAATGAACCCGCAGGCTACTCCTGCACAGATTCTCGCTCAATTACAAAATATGGCAAGAAACAATTTGTATACTACTAATTCAGCTAATGATTACGGTGTGTTTAACGGTCTATGGGGCGCAAGTCCTAAGTTAGTCTACAATCAGTTTAACAATACTGTCAGCGCATACTTTGGTTAACCAATTCTCTTTTGTAGCATTTTCCGATAAATATACAAAAGAGAGCAGATTATGACCTTACAAACAATTAACCTAGGAACCTATGCCAATGACGGCACCGGCGATGATCTACGCACTGCATTTACCAAAGTTAATGCTAATTTTGCTGCATTAAATGGATCTGTCACCATTGCTGGAGCTAGAAATATCGGAGCCGGTGTTGGTTTATTTAATGATGTTAATGGTGTAAATTTAGAATTTAAAACCGTGACCAGCATTGACGGCACTATAGTTATTACAGCAGGTTCCGGAACTATTGATTTATCTGCAAGTTCAAGATTACAAAATGATCCTAATCCTACATTAAAGCCATATAATCCACAGAGTCAAAATAATGCTAACTTAAATTTAAATGGCAATTTTATCTACGGTGGAGATACTAAAACTACTGTATATAATATTGATGTACAAAAAATAAATGGTTTAATAAGCCTACTTATATCGAACAAAAATACTGCACCGGTTGATCTAGGTTCTATAGCATTGCCAGCAGGCGGTACTGGATTACCAGGGGATAGTGGAATCTTATTAGATTTTGGTTATTTCACTGACACTAACAGCAGAGCTACTGTAGCGGATTTTGGTAGCTTTTTCTAAGGAGAACTAGATGACCGCAGTGTCTTCTATTTGGACAGCACAATCAGGTTACTCTTTTGGAACATTTCCCGAAGGTATAATTTTCTCTCAGGCATTGCCAGTTTCGGGAGATACCGGAGTTGCATACCAAGTTATATCAGGTAAATTGCCCGGCGGACTTTTTGTAAAAAGAAATCCAATAACCAATATCGCAGAAATTAGTGGTACTCCTTACGAGGTAGTACGAGATACTACATATACTTTTTGCATAAGAGCTAGCCTCAATGGTAGTATAAGCGATCGCACATTTTCTATCACAATTCAAAATACAGACGGTCCTACATTTATCTATCCTTCAGGCCGACTACCACTAGGACCAAATAATCAATTATTTGTAGCCAGCCTTGATTATGTAGATTTCCAAGTAGAAGTAAACGATCCTAATATAAGTGCGGGTGCTAATCTTACCTATGCTATATTAGAAAATGGTGGAGAATTGCCTCCGGGACTAATGTTAACTAATACTGGTAGAATTGTAGGATTTGTTCAACCAACTCTAGTAATATCATTAACTGACGGTAGCGGAACCTATGACGAAGGTTTATATGATGCAGTTGCATATGATTTCGCATTGGTACCAACCAATGGATATGATAGTTATTTTTACGACAATGTATTCTATGACTATAGCTTGCCTAGTAAAAATCCTAAACAATTGAATACTAACTATCAATTTAAAATTACAGTATCAGACGGCAATGTATCTGCCAGCAGAACTTATAGTATTTTTGTTGTAGGCGATAGTTATTTCCAAGCTGACAATACTCAATTAGATGATAGCTCAACAGTTATTACAGCAGATACTAGTTTTGTTTTAGCGCCAGTCTGGCTTACTCCTGCTAATTTAGGACTACATAGAGCCAACAACTACCTCACTATTCCCCTTAATACATACGATCGTGAACTAGTAACATTCAACTCAGAAGCTGTTAATGCTGACATCATTGTTACAAGTCAAAAAATTGACTCAGGTGATAATCTATTGGGTGGGACAACTGTAGGAGTGTTTACTACAAACGGTGTTCCCAGTGCGGGGCAATATTTTACATTAGATAATAGAATAGGCGGAGTGACTAGCCGAGTTTACAAAATAATAAGTGTTCAATCATATGATGGAAATCTTTATAGATTAACTATAGACCAATCATTAGAAATTACCATACCTCAGGATCTAGTATTCATTGTCGGTGGATTAGCTGACGATTTATCTAGGATAGGTCTTAGTTATGACAGTGGTGACAGTATTCTTTATGGACAAGTCCCGTATCAACCTGCGGTTACACAAACTTATACATTTACAATATCTGCTACTCGCTTAGGGTTTAATCAAGAAACTGCCTTCACTGCAAGAAAATTCACAATTCAAATTATAGGCGATGTCGAATCTGTAATTAAATGGACTACCCCCAATGACTTAGGAATAATAAATTCAGGCTATATTTCAAATTTATTTGTAGAAGCTAGTACTACTATACCAAATGCTGCTGTGGTTTATAATTTAAGTAGTGGAAATCTACCTCCTGGACTAAGCATGGATCTCAGCGGTGAGATCATAGGTAAAGTGAAACAATTTGGTCGAACTGTGTTCGCTGGCGGAAATCCCACAATATTCGATCATAATACAACATCATTTGATACTGCTACAACCATTTTTGGTGGTAGTACTTCTATCACAGCATTACCTAGCGGGAATGGTAGCCCTACTTTATTTGATCACGGGGCTGCAACTTTTGATCACAGGCTTACAATTTTTGATCGATTATATCAACCCGGTGAAACTAGTTTTTATGACATCGTCAACCATACTAAAAAATATATGACTTTTGATTCTAAGACTAGTACATTTGATCAGGTGTTTACATTTACTGTAACAGCTAGGGACCAGTTTGGATATAGTGCCACATCTAAAACATTTAAGATACGAGTAGTTCCGTTGGATACTACATCATATAGCAATATTAGAGTACAACCATATTTGTCATCTGTACAAAGAAATTCATTCAGTGAATTTATTAATAATAACACAGTGTTTACTCCAAACAATATCTATAGACCTGCTGATCCTAATTTTGGAATACAGAAAACCCTCAGCATGATTATATATGCAGGTATAGAAACTACAGCGGCAGGAGCTTATATCGGTGCAATGGGGTTAAATCACAAAAGAAAACAATTTTATTTTGGTGATATAAAAACAGCAATAGCTTATAATCCGGGAACTACAGATGCGTTATATGAAGTAGTATATGTGCAAATGATAGATCCATTAGAATACAATGGAAGTTATTTGCCACATGAAATAAAAGATCAAAGATCGCAAACAGAAATACTTTCAGCAGATAATAGTATTATTGATCAATCACTAACTGTTTTTAATCAATCCATAACAGTCGATGGTCAGGCCTATCAGATAAGTAATCCTAGGGCTAATAACTATTTTCCAAGCAGCGTTAGTATCTGGCGTGATAGGATAAGTGCTATAGGGGCCACAGAAAGAGATTATTTACCATTATGGATGCGTAGTATCCAGCCAGGTACTAAACAAGAACTTAATTTCCAATTAGCTATTCCGCTATGTTTTTGTAAGGTGGGTACTAGTGCTAGTATTGTACTCAACATTAAAAATTACCTTGCAACAACAGATTTTGACTTCAAAAACATCAATTACACCGTAGATCGATACATAATTGACAGTATCAAAGATCTAGCAGGTGATAAATATCTAGTATTTAGAAACGATAGGATAACCTTATGACAAGTGCTATAACCCCAGGAACAATTGATTCAACTTTTCCTATTGCAGGACAAGATAACGACACTCAGGGCTTTCGCAACAACTATGCTGCGATTAAAACTAATTTTACTACGGCAGCTAGTGAAATTACTAACCTACAATCAAATGCTGTTTTAACTGCAAATTTAACAACTAATGCACCTGTTCAAAATAATTTGAATGGTAGTTCCATCACAAATGGTGTTATGTCCCAGATGAGTACACTAGCTAATGGTCCTATAACTGTAGGATCAGCTACTACTGTAAGTTTTAACAATGGTAGTTTCCAAGCCTATGTAATGTCAGGAAATGTAGCATTTACTTTCCGTGATTGGCCGACTAGCGGCAATTATGCACAAATTCGTTTACAATTGACCAGTAGCACAGCCACTACCCAAACTGCTACTTTCTACACTAACGGTGGTACAATAGAATTAGGTAATGCTGGTATTAATCCGAATGGATTCCCAGCCACAGGAAATATTGTTTCTGGTACACCTATCGGTACACTGCCTGTACCAGCACAGTTTACATTTACAACAAATGGCGTTACATCTAGTGGTAGTACCACAATAGTCTTGCATCATGCATTTAACATTCAAGTCGGTGCTACGATAACTTCGGGTGCAGGCGGATTACAATCAAACACCTATATTGTTTCGGCAACTGGATATACCGTAACATTAAGTGCTGCTACAACAGCTAGCATCCCGGATGGAACCACTATTACAGTAAACTACTACAATACAGTACCAGTTCCGAACTATATCGGTACAAGATTACTGGAAGCATGTACCTATGATGGCGGGGCAACTGTATGGTTGCGTCAACTTGCTGATTTCTAATGCATCCATTTATTAATGATCTTGATCATTTAAAAGACTCTGAGGTCGAGGCCAAGATCAACGACCTCTCTAAAAAATATTGGATGACTTATAATACCGAAGTCCGCCAGCAAATTGTAATGGTATTAGATACTTACCGTGAAGAATTGGCTAAAAGACGTAAAGTAGAATATGAAAAAATGATGCAATCTCAAGGCAAAGGTCTTGACAAACTGATTAATATCAGTTAATATTAGGCAATGCGCCTAGACAACTATTCAAATCCTATTTTTAACGAACAAGATTTATTTGATGCCATCTATCAAGGTCAATCTTTAGATGGTGAAATCATAGTAGAAGAATTAACTCCAAACATTTTAAATCTTGAAAACCAAATAGGAAATAAATTCTGTTTATATTCCCCTACAAATATAACCATTGAAGATTTTGATAAAATTAATCAAAACAAATGGTTTATGCCAGAAGAATATCAATTATTTGATATCATTGATTGGTTATATTCTAAGTGTAGTACCATTGAACAGAAGATTCGAGTCGCTGAAGAACTTGACGCATTTGCAGATCGTGATATGATCATGCTGTTAAAGTGGTTAAAATATTTCGTAGATACCATGGAAAAGAATAATATAGTTTGGGGAATAGGTAGGGGAAGCTCAGTGGCCAGTTATGTATTATACTTGATAGGTGTACACAGTATAGACAGTATGAAATATAATTTAGACTGGCGTGAATTCCTGAGATAAGTAAGCATATATTAGGAGATTGCTATGGCAATGAAAGAAAAACCAAGACAAGTATACAAAACTATGCAGGGCAAGATTGTAGACATGCATAAACTTGTTCAACAAAACGAAATGACTGTTGCTGTTGGTAACAAAAAAGTTAATGCACGAGGCGACGAATTAGGTCCAGGCGGTAAGATTATCCGTACTAGAGAAGAAATTCAAAGATCTGCAATGAACAATACTCCGGGTGTTCCTGCTCAACAGGCGCCGGTACAGCCTACACCAGTGGCTACTAAAAAAGATGTATCCGATATGGATCCGGAGGGCAATGAATGATAGGGCCTATCAAAGGTGATCTCAAACCACTCAACGACCATGTATTAGCAACAGACATGGACTTTGGTGACCAAAGAACACAGTCAGGAATCATTATACCTAGCGATGATGGCAAAAACGAAGGTATCAGACCTCGTTGGTGCAGAGTATGGAAGATTGGGCATAAACAGAAAGATGTCAAAGTCGGCGATTGGATCCTAGTTGAGCATGGCCGCTGGACTCGCGGAGTACAATTAGAGCAAGCTGATGGAACTACTATAGATGTGCGTAGAATAGATGCATCTGCTATTATGGCCATATCAGATCATCGTCCAGGAGGTATCGAATGGGGAACTTTAACGACTCACTATTCGGCCGACGAGCCAGAGTTTAACGATTTGCAACGAGCATTTTAACCATTATGAAACGAGCGATAGGGCCATTGACTGGCCCTATTTTCTTTTGTATAATAAGTAAAAGAGGATTGCTATGAAAGAACTATGGGTAGAAAAATATCGTCCGTCAACTTTGGACGGTTATGTATTTAAAGACGAAGTATTAAAAAGCCAAGTTGAGTCTTGGATCAAAGACAAGAGTATTCCGCATATATTGTTCAGCGGATCAGCAGGGGTAGGTAAAACTACTATGGCTAAGATCTTAATTGAACAATTAGATATACAGGATAGTGATGTATTAGCTGCTAACGGCAGTAAAGAAGCCCGTAAAATTGAGTGGGTAGACAAATTAATTGGCTTTTGCTCAACAATGCCATTTGGTGATTTTAAAGTTGTACTAATCGACGAAGCTGACTATATGAATATACAATCAGTACAGCCGGCATTGCGTAATCTAATGGAAGACTATAGTCACAGTGTTAGATTTATACTTACTTGTAACTATCCTAATAAAATTATGCCGGCTATACATAGTCGTTGCCAGCACATTCACATTGAAAAAACAGATCTAACAGAATTTACAGCTCGTGTAGCCACAATTTTAGTTGAAGAAAATATTGAATTCGAATTAGAAATTTTAGACAATTATGTAAAAGGCACTTATCCAGATCTGCGTAAATGTATTAATAATTTACAGATGAATAGTCTAGATGGTATTCTACATAATCCAGAAGCTGATGCTACTACTGCTGACTATAAAATTGAAATGGTCAATCTGTTCAAGGCAGGTAAAATCAGTGAAGCTCGTAAACTAGTTTGTACACAAGCACTTCCAGAAGAAATGGATGAGATATATCGTTGGCTGTATGATAATGTAGAAATATTTGGGGATGAAGCTAAACAAGACAAGGCTATTCTTGTTATTAAACAGGGTCTAGTAGATCACTCGTTAGTTATTGATCCAGAAATTAATTTGGCTGCAACACTTATTAGGTTGAAATATCTATAATGACTTATCTAGTTACAGAAGATTGTATTAATTGTAAACATACAGATTGTGTAGAAGTATGTCCTGTTGATTGCTTCCACGAAGGCCCAAACTTTCTAGTTATCAATCCTAACGAATGTATTGACTGCGGAGTATGTGTACCCGAATGTCCTATCGACGCTATTATTGCTGATAACAATGTCGACACAGATATAGACAAGTGGTTAGAAATTAATACAAAGCTGAGTACTAAATGGCCGGTGATTACTAAGAGAAAACCTGCGCTACCTGATGCCGATATATGGCACGGACAGCCTGATAAAATCAAATTGTTAGAAGAATAAAAAGGGCCCTAAGGGCCCTTTTATTATGACATTATATCATTCTCCATAAACCGCTAACACCTCCTTCACGGCATTATGGCGTTCAATGTCTCTAGTTTCAAACTGCACAATATCTATGTGTTTGAGAACCGGTTTGTCTGAGATTAAGTTACAGAAATCAATCAGACCATTATCGCTCAATCGGTCTGCTTGTGCCAAATCTCCTGTCACTACCATCTTAGACCCTTCTCCTAAACGGGTCAGTAGCATTTTCATTTGATTTACTGTGGCATTTTGCATTTCATCT